AGCAAAGCACGTTAGATATGATATGAGAATCATCAATCAACGTGAGTATGTACTTAATCCACAGAATTGTGGTTGGTCAGGTGGTTATCTCTATATGAGATAATCCCCTTTCTTATTCATCTTACCCTACAGAACAATGAACATTGAAGCAAACCCTAACGCAACCAATTCTGAAATGGATGCAAAAACAATCATCAAACCCAGTTTAACTTCACTTCAAAGAGATACAGTAATTGAACAGTTTGTTGAATTAGTTGTTGATGGTATGGATACCAAAGATTTGATTAGATTTGTATCAGATGAATTAACATCATACTATGAGGATTGTAGTGATGTTGAATTAAGAGAATTTATTGATAATTATGATGAAGACTTGTATGATGAGTTGGTTGACAATGCAACATATATTGCTGAAAAAGATGCTGCATCTTACACATAAGGTGGGAAAATGAAGTATAATATGAATAGCAAAGAAAAACTGATCTTCATTCTATCATTCGTATGGACACTACATTGGTTCACAAGAGTCGTATCTATTATTCTGGATACGGTTATTCTAAACGCAGGTGTGAGAGTGTTACCTCTTGGTTTATGAGCAAATTCTTACCACGCCACCATATTGATGTTACTGTTCATCATCGTGGTATGATAAGAGAAGATGCTATGGGTTATTGTGACTGGATAGGCACTTCACATAACCCTAGAGACTTTGAGATTGAGTTACAATCCAATATGGATGAGAAAACTTACGTTGAAACTCTATTGCACGAATTGGTTCATTTACGCCAATGGGTAAAGGGAACTTTGAAGATGAAAAGTGGTAAGTTTCATTGGAAAGGTGAGAATATCTCTGAAATAGAATATTTAAGTCAACCCCACGAAATAGAGGCATTTTCTGAGGAAAAAACACTATATAATCAGTATGCTTTTTATAAGTGGGGCGTTTGGTTAGATAATAGTTACTTTAACAATAGACTACCTCGACATCTTCTTTAAAATGCAATTAAAACACATCGAACACCCTGAAGATTCTATTCTAACAGGTGATCTCTCTGTATTAGATTGGTTTACTACTGAGAGTAAAATCTCTCTTAAAATAGATGGTACTCCTTCTATAGTGTGGGGAACTAACCCTGAGAGTGGTAAGTTTTTTGTTGGCACTAAGAGTGTATTTAATAAGATTAAGAAGAAAATAAATGAATCCATTGAAGATATAGAGAGAAATCATCCTGATAAGGATCTACAGTATAAGTTAAAAGCGTGTTTTCATAACTTACCAAGAACAGGTAAGATTTATCAGGGTGACTTCATTGGATTTGGTGGTGATGATTGGTATAAACCCAATACTATAGGGTATTTTTTCCCACATAAGATTAATCATAATATCATAGTAGCACCTCATACAGTTTATGATGTTTGGGGTAATACTTTACTTGATAGTGTTGCTCAACCATTAGAACATACATTATTCAGTAATTATGACGATGTTTTATTTGTTCAATGTGACTCACAGTACAATCTTACAAATCAAATTAAAGATTTTTCAGACTTTGCAAAACAAATGGCACAAATGGTTGATTTTGTGACGGTAGCAAAGAGTAATACCATTAAAAAGACCATTAATCATTGCATTAGAGTGGGTAATGATTTTACTGAGAAGGAACTGGAGTTAATATCTGATGTTCATAATGTTGACATTAATTTAATGAGATTATGGAAGTTAGTAAAGAACATTAAAGAAGATGCACTTAGTGTATGCTCTAATAATGCTTGGTTTACAACGTATGATGACAATGATGAGATAGATGGTGAAGGTTATGTTATGTGGAATAAGTATGGTACATTCAAGTTGGTCAATCGTGAGAAGTTTAGTCGATTAAACTTCTTATCATCAAAGTCTTGGGTCAGTTCTTAAACTGTCACACGACTACTTCACGCTAGTGGTTCACCCCACTATAATAAGTACATCGCACAATTAATCCCTATGAGTGAATCTCAAAGAACATTAACCATTACCGAGGCAGAAGAATCTGTACTTGTAGAAATGGTATCATTCTTCAATGATATGGGTTGGGTCAATGAAGAATCTCAAACAGATTATGACACGTTATGTGAGAAAATCTGTGAACCAGCATTTTGGGAGTACAACTAATGGCAAGAACATTACATCTAACTCAAGATCAATTTGATGTCCTATTTGATATTTTAGCAGACACAGTTGATGCTATTGAAGATGATTTAATTACAACAGAAGATGAGAATGGAAATGAAATATTAGAGGACATAACTCAATATGAAGCACATAAGATTTATCAGCAAATGGTTAGATTGAGTGGAGGATTCTAATGAAAAAACCATTTAAACCAAGTGTTGAGGAAGATCTTAATCGTCTTCACAATGTAACACTTACTGAAGGTCAAATCTCTACCATTCTTTACATATTGGAGGGATATAACCCACTTGATAGTAATATGGGTTATGATCCTGAATATAGGGAAGATATTGATAAGATCTTTGAAGTATTAGAAGGTACAGTTGATAAGTTTTATGGTTATAATGCTAATGATGTAGCAAAATGTGTTATAGACACTAATGGTGACTATGCAGAGTGTGTTGATCGTTTAGTAGATTCAATGGAGATTACAGAATTTCAGGAGGAATTAGAAGTAAACAAATTCATTCGTGATAACCAATGATTACTACCACAATGTCATTCAAACCTATTACTCCAAGAGTAAGGGCAGGGAAGTGGGGTAAACACATTATGTGTCCTAATTGCCGATCAGTTACTAAGGTTTATCACTTCAGTTGGTCTGGTTTACAATGCCAACATTGTGAAGAATGTATAGATAAATCATTGTGGTCGGTGGAGCAACGCTAATGGAACCAGTAACACTCTCAGTTAATCTTACTGAGGCAATAGATGATCTACAACTTGGATTAACCAAAGAGCAAGTTGAATACATTGCCAATGATATTAAAAGGGGATGGGATTTTTCGCACATTTATGAGGAAATTGAGGTAAAAGTTGAAGAATCTGCCCGATATGCTAACATTACACTATCTAATTGATTAATTATGGCAATTTCTAGTAAAAGCATTGATAAAATTGCTGATGCTTTAGTACCTGAAGTCATTGACTACCTTAAAAAGGATGAAGAAGCAAAACTTCAAATCTTATTGGGTGAATTGGTTGGTGATGCAGTATGTAAGAAATTAGGGAAAACAAACCCTGATGGCACTTGTTCAATAGATGGACAGATAAACAGAGAACTTATACTAAACATTTTATCAAGAATTTCACTACAACCTGTGCCAGTTCGTAAAGAGGACTTTCAGATGCCCGAATGAGGGAAAATCTGCTATAATATGAATAACAACTGAGGTTCTATGACTCCCGAAGAACGATACAGACAACTTTATGAGCAATTATATGCTTTATGTGAAGTTGAAGGATGGGGTGATCCATTCTCCTATGCAAGATCAAGAGAAATTCATTTAGCAGGGATCTTAGGTCATAAGATTGCTGATGATTATTCAGGTGCAGATGCGTTTGATGAAGATGGTGGATGTGAGTACAAATCTACCATTGCAAAGAATATTAATGCAACATATAATGGCATTAGTGTTCAGGATACTTGGGAAGAGCAAGAGAGATATTTGATTGAAGATAAGATTGGTAAGTATAGGAATCATTACTATGCACGTTATCAGGGATCTATAGTGAAGGAAGTATGGAGATTAAGGTGTGAAGATGTTTTAAACATTGTAATACCTAAAGCAAAGAGGCAGTATCCTAAGAAAAGAGCAGGTAACGCCAAAGATCCTAGAATTGGTGTTACAGTATCTAAGAAGGAGATTTACTCTGTTGGTATTTGTATTATTGCTTGATTATGAAGGATTTGGATAGTGGTAAACTAATGTACTCAGGTGGTAGTAACGATGAATGTTACACCCCTGATTATGGTGTTAAACCCATTCTTAAGTATATTCCAGAGGATGCTATTGTATGGTGTCCATTTGATACAGCAGAGAGTGAGTTTGTAAAGCAAATTGAGCAACAAAATGAGGTTACATACTCTCATATTGGTACTGGAAGAGATTTCTTTAAGTATGAACCATTTGAGTGGGATGTAATGGTATCAAATCCACCATTTACCAATAAAAGAAAGTATTTTGAACGTGCATTATCATTCAATAAACCTTTTGCATTGATAATGACTAATACTTGGTTAAATGACTCAGCACCTAAACAGTTGTTTAAGGATAGGGACTTGCAGTTGCTTATGTTTGATAAGAGAATGAAGTTTATTAGTCCTGATGGTAGAAATAATGACAAGATCACGTTTAGTAGCAGTTATTACTGTTGGAATATGCTACCAAAGCAGATCGTAATGGAAACCCTTGATGTGCCACCTAAGAAAGTGTCACAAAAGACTACCAGTAAGGCAGTCTTACCATTATAATAAGAAAGTAATCAATGGAACCTATTCCAATGAACACACCCTCAAATCAAATCTTTACCGACATTGACTTCTTAGTTGATGAAATGGGTATGGATGCAGACTGTTGTGATGAAATTCTTCAGGCGTGTGATCGTCTTGGAGGCATTAGTGCAGAGTATTTCTGCAAAGAGTTTGTATTTGTACCTGATGATTCAACACCCGATGATGTTGAAAGGTATCATACTGATGAATATCTAAACATAGCATTTTTCAATGCACTATGGTGGGAACAATGAACCAATTTCGAGTAGAATGTTCTGAAGTTAATTACTTCACAGTTTTAGTTGAAGCAGATACCGAGGATGAAGCAAGAGAACTTGCTAATGCTAACATCAATTCATTTGAAGTGGAAAACGAGTACACTTCAGAATGGATTATTGAAAGTGTGGATGAGGTGTGACAGTTAGATAACTGTCCACTCATCATTGCATAGTGGTTATGCTGCCACTATAATAAGTACATCACCAACGGAGTTCCCAATGAAAGAAACAATGTATCTGGTAACAGACATTGAATTTGATGTTACTCACGGAGGTGAAGCATTTGATGATCTATGGACTGATGAAGAGTATCAAAACCTTAAGAATGATGCTATCGGTCTATGGTATGCTCAGAGTGAGAATCACTTATGTGATAAGATCACTCAAACTCTAGGGTATTTGATTACCCATATAGAGTCAACTACTAACACTTTACATCCTTTAACTTCCTATTTGTAAAATGATTACTCAAGACCAATTTGAATTAATTGAAGAGGCACTTAGTGTCTACACTAACACACTTAATGATCGTAAGGGTATTACTATCATTAACAGACAAGCAGGTAGAGTACTTGCAGAATTGCAGTCTTCTATGAATGACCACCTTGAATATCAAGAGGTAGACAATGGTGACAGTTAATTTCACATTTGATGAACACTATCAAATGGTCAAACTCTACGATCTACTCAGGGATACTGATATGATTGATGAGTTACCTATTGAAATTGAAAACTCTTTTGATAAAATTCTGGAGGCAAAATGAACACTTCTTTTGATGCTTGTTTAACTGGAATTGAACAAGAGGAACAGTATGAACTGTTCCAAGAGTGGTTAAATGACTGTCCACTCAACATAACAAACTATCAGGATTTTACTGATGAGTTTGAGATAACCTTTACATTTAGGTAAAATGACTAAATCTAAAGACAACTTTGTAAAATTCAATGAGTGGTTAGACACTTGCCCATTTGGGGATTACATAACCAACAAACTTGATTATGACCCTAAGACAAAATACTGGGAATTTCGTTGTAAAGTTCCTAATATCTCAAAAGCATTGAGAGATTCTTATACTGATTCACTTGCGGAGTTTTACACAAAATGACTAATTACGATGTATTCCAACAATGGTTAGATCAGTGTCCAGTACCATTTGATTATCTAAGTGAAGATAAATCAGATGGTCAAATTGCTTATGTATTCCATACTAATGAGGTTATTGACAATGAAATTAACTGAAGATGAGTACAATTTAGTTGTATGGTCATTAGAACAGATGTGGTTAGACTTTGATCCACAATCTGAACAGGATGCTCACAATGCTATCACAAAGTTAAAAGAAATGACTGAGATTGTGCCAGCTAAGGAAGTGGCACACATACACAAGAAAAGAGATCTGGACGCATTATAATAAGTACATCACCAAAGGAGTTCCCAATGCACAGTTCCATCGAAGAGTTTATTGATTACATCTACTCATTCTACAACGTAGTAGATGGTATCTATCCTGTATATGGATGCACCAAGACTAAAATCAAGGATGCAATTCACGAATACTGGAAACAGATAGAAAAGTATCCAACTGTAT